ACGGTGTCAAGACCGCCAAGCGCAAAGTTGTAGTCATAGTTTACGACATAACCCGAGTACAGCAGTTCTGGAACATCAGTAGAGCTGTATCGAATTAACTTAACCTGACGCATTGGAGCAAGACCAGGCTTGGATTCGGCGGTGTCGTAATACGGGCTGTTTTCGTCAAATGGGTTAAAGATGCCGTCCACATCTTGGATGGTGAATGTCATTGTGCCAGCGCTAAACGTGTCACCAATGTCGCGTCTGCCGCGCTTTACCGTAATGCTTGTTGTTGAATCCATGATGCTGGCGAACTCGCTGTCACCATCTAGCACGTAAGCGGTGTTGTCTAAAATTCCTTTATATTCGGAATCAAGTGTGAACCCGTTTTGGATGAACCCTGTAGCAACCTGCAGGTCATAGTTGCCTGAATCAACTACAGCTGTGCCTGGCATTAGGCAATGTTCAGAGCCAACGGCCCTGCACTCCGTGAGTAGGCGCGCAATGCGTTGACCACGGCTTGACCAATTTCGGCGCTAGTCGATAGTCCGCCTGTGACGTTTACGGTCACTCCCCCGCCAGTATTCATGCGATCTAATGGCACTACGGCCTCTGGGCCTGCTTCACCAATGAGCGCCAAAGTAGGTGCGGTCACGATGCCACCTTCGGCCATGCGTGGAATGCCTAAACGTCCTGCGACTGGTCGTGCCGCTGCAGTAGCGCCAAGTTGTGGCACAGGAACCGTTGGTGCTTTTGGAATGTCTGGCAACAACGGGATGGAGTTGTAGGCGCTGATAATCGCGTTGACCGCGCCAATTGCAGCGTTAACCATGCCAGCAAAGAAACCGATCACGGTGTTGACAATCGCGTTGATGCCGTCACGGAACCACTCAAACTTGTTGTAGGCAGCGACTAGGGCAACGACCAGCAACGCCACGCCTGCAGCAATCAGGCTAAATGGGTTGAGTGCCATGGCAATGTTGGTAACAACGATTGCTGCGGCGACTGCTCCGATGGCGGCAGCAATAGCCAAGAATGCTTTGGGGTTGTCTTGAGCCCATGCGGCAAACTTGTTGAGCACGGGTAGCACGGCTTCAAGTACAGGTAGCAGAGCTGCGCCGATTGACTCTTTGGTTTCGCCAATGGAGTTTTTAAGAATCTTCATTTTGCCTGCAGCGGTCTCCGCACTTTTAGCAGTAGCCCCGCCAAAGGTTCCACCGAGCACGTCCATGACTTCGTTAAGGCTTGCGCCTTCTTTAATCATGGTTGACATTTCTGGGGACAGCGAACGAAGCGCCTTAAAGTTGCCTTGGTAAGCCTTGGCTAATGCGTCAGCAACGCTGGCAGAATCCATGCCGGTAGCCGTGCTGATATCCATGACAAGGTTCATGTCGTTCATGGCAATGCCAACATCTTTTGTACCGCGCACAAGTGCTTCTAATGCTTTGCGATACTCGGTGTCAGCAACGCCAGACGCTCGACTCATTGCGCTGATCTGTTTTTCTACCTGTGCAGTCTGTGCAGCGCCAGCGCCAGTCACATTTTGCAAAGTAAGAGCTAAAGCCGATTGCTCCGCCTGATCTTCCATTGCGGCTTGAGTCGCGTCGCCCAAAGCAACAGCCAAACCAGCAAGCGCGGCAGCTGCAGGGACGGCAGCCTTCTTAATGGCAAACTGGGCTTTCTGGCCTGTGGTCTCAAGTTGCTTAAATTGGGCGATCGCTTTCTTAACGCCCTTGCCGTCAAACTCGCTGATGATCGGGATGTTGATTGCCATTACGCGGTCTCTCTGTTTGCTTCGTCCATGACGCGCTTCACTAATTGACCCATCTCGGACATGACATCATTTTCGCGTTGCACGTACGCTTTCCACATTACTCGCGAACGCTCTCCATATCGTGCAGTTAGTTGACGGCCCAATGCACCTTCTTTGGACGTGTCAAACATGGTGCCAGTAGCGCCCTGCCATTGAATGACAAACGTGCCTACGTTGCTTTTATTTCCGCCGTATTCCTTGATGTTTCGCGTGTTGATCTTGGCAGCGATCTTTTGCTTCATGCCAGGTACCCACGGCAACATCTTGAACCCTGATCGGGTTGACCAGTTGCGCGCCATACCAGACAAAGGAACGCCAGTAGGGACAAGCGCGTTTGCATCGTCAATGACGGGCTGGACAATCTTCTTGTAGTCCTTAGTGATTTCTCGACGCAGAGATTTGTCGATCTTGTTGAGCGTTTTTAAGGCTTCCTTGAGCCCGACGACCTCAATCTTTGCCGATACTTCATTCACATCATCTCCGTTTGTTCTGCTCGTTAAGCACTTTAATGACAGTCGCTAGATCGCGTGCGTCAAACGGAATGTCGTTAGGCCACCAACCGACCCCGACTAGAACCTCTGCTAGTTGGCGGCGGTAGGTGCCGCGTCCGTAGGGTTTGGGTCTGTCTCGTCCAGTACCGGCAAAATGTCGATCTCGGGGTTTTTACTAAGCCATTCGCGCCAGTTGTCACCAACCTGCTCGCCTTTGATCTTTAAGATTGTGTGCATCCAACATGCGTAATCCGAATACAACGGGTTAGCCGAGAGCTGTTGAATGTTGCGACGCTCAAGTCGTTCCCATTCAGTAACCACAAACAGGTTTGTGTAGTAATACTCGGGTGCGCTGTCAGGCGTGCGCTTTAATTGCAATTTAATTTTCATTTGTTCTCCTATGTCGGCTTGGAGCCGTTAATTACGGTGTGACGTCAACGCTGTATGTGCCACCTTGGAACTCAATGTCAAAGGTTGAGAGTTCACCAAGGTTGGCGTTAATTACAGGAATTGAAGCAAGATAAGTCTCACTTAAAACAAAGCCAGGGTTAGTTGACCCGTCCGAGCCAGTAGTTGGGTTGACTTTGACATAGCACTTGGTGCCAAGCAATGGTGCAAGAACTGCGTATGACTCTGAAGCTGCATACGATGCGTACACCGTCAAGGTAAGTGAGTTGCTGAACAGGCCTGCTGTCATTGTGCGCGACGTGGAGCCAAATGCGGTGTCTTCGAGTGCTTCTGCAGTAACAGTCAATGTTGCTGCGGAGACCTGATCGGTAATGTCAACAATGCCGGCAAGGGTTGTGCCGACTTTGACTACTGGGTTAGAGAGATACGTGCTAGTTGCCATGATTGCTCCTTAAGTTCTGATCTGATAGTAGATGATTCGTGTTGCTTAGTTGTGGATTATGCGGTCTGGGCTTGAATAGCGCAATCAAGGTCGTAGCACGGGTACAACGCGCCACCAATCTCAAGGCTTGACGGACGTCCAGCCATGACAATGATTGACGAGCCAAGCACGCTTGCGACAATGCCCAAAATTGAGCGGAGCACCGGCAGACCTGCAGGCCCAGAGCCAATGACCTTGACAGGAAACTCGAGGCGCACAATGTTGCCGTTGCCAGCAAACGTGGTGAAGTTTGGTGCGTCCAAATACACGCAATTAGGCACAAGTTTTGTTGGGTCGTTTATGACGCGCAATCCTGATACAGCTGTAAGCGTTGCGGTGACGTCATCAATTGCTTCGTTAAACAGGTCGGTGTAGGACATTAGGCAACCGCTGGACGAGGGATGCCAAGCAGTTGCTTGACAATCGGGGTCAGGCTTTGCTGTGGTGCCGAACCCATGCCATCAAACGTGGCGTAGGTTGCCTCTATTGAGCCACGGGAGCGCCACAAGGCCGCACAGTACATCAAGGTGCCCAAAGTTGCGTCACCGCCAGGAGAGGTCGTTAGGGAGTCGATATAACCCGATTCCTGACGCCTGCGATAGCAGAACTGGTTGCCAGCAGACACCGATTGCGTGAGCAACGTGTAATCGTCTGACGGGTTCGTGATCGTGATGCCAAGGTAGGTCATAACCTGCGCGGCAGTTACCCACGTACAAACAGGGTCATTAGCAACAGTCCCAGACGCGGCGACACGCTCAACATCGCTTGCGGTCTTGGCGTAAAGCACCTGATCGGCAATCGGTACTTGATAGTCGTAGAGCAAATCGCCCTGTGTATCAATGCCTAAAAACAAATACTGTGGCAATGCGCGCACCGAGTATGTGCCGTTGAATGTTGCGTCAACTCCAGCAACCGTGATTGAACTGCCGACTGCAATCTCCGATGGGGTCAGGAGTTGCAGTACGGCAAAGTTGTCAATCAGGTACTTGTTAGTAACTGTGTATGTAG